AATAAATTATAATGAACAAAGAAAATTTAATTTCAACTAAAGAGATGGATTATTTAGAAGAAGATAAAGCAATCCGTGGTCAAAACTATGTATGTTTATCTTTTCTTTCTCCTGAAGAAATTTTAAATAATAAAGAAGTTTTTTATTTTGAAAAATATCTATCCAAATTCTCTAACGATATGAATGAGTTATTAAATGGAATCGCTGAAAAATACAGTGAAGCTGCGGATGCAATTAAAGTTATCCGTGAAAACAATGCACATATTTTTGATGGTCGTGAACTTCAAGATGCCTACCGTTTCTATAAACGTGTAAATGGAGAGGTTGTTGAAAAGGAATTCTATGAAAAGAATAACTTCCAAACATCTGTCCGTGGTATCAAAGTTCGTGGTGTTTTTGAAACTCTAAAAGAAGCACAAGTAAGAGCGGAAGTATTAAGACGTATGGGGGATACACAATTTGATATTTTTGTGGGTCAAGTAGGAGTTTGGTGTCCATGGAGTCCTAACCCAGAGGATATGCAAGAGCAAGAATATGCTGAATCGCAACTAAATACCCTCATGAAACAATACAAGGACAATATGTCTCTCCGTGATGAATTCTATGAAATGCGTAAGAAAGAAAAGATAGAGGATGCGCAGAAGAAACTGAAAGAGAATTTAGAAAAGAAAGACCCCTTAACCGAAAAGAAGGAAAAAGAAGCGATGGAAACGGATAGTGCAGATGCAAGCACATCGCAATAAAATTATTCATAATAAACAGAGATGAAAGCAATAGCAGTATTTTTATTATTTATAGGAATGTTTTTAGTTGTTCAAGGATATTATCAACAAACAGCAGCATGTCCAGCACCCAAGGTAGAAGTAAAATATATACCAAGAAGTTTATATGATGAACAACTCAGTGATGAAAAGAAACTCCAAGTGCAATTTAAGAGTCTTTTTGAGGATGTTTCCCCTTGGTTATTAACGCGCGAATAAAACCCTTTTTCTTTTTTAGAGAATGTTAGCTGCATTTTATTTGGATTTACAGGACCACGTGCATACATCAAAAACGAGTATAGATATGGTTTCAAAACGTTATGAATTATGGAAAGAATATCATATACAAGAAAATCAAGAAGCGATAAAAAAGCATGAAGAATATGTTTTAAATCATGTTGTTCCGAAAAATGAATTTGAAGAGCGTTATACAGCATTTTTGGAAGAAAACAAGCAATTGAAAAAGAAATTTGAAAAGAGTGCAGTTTCAAAAAAACAAGCGGCTTTGGAAAAATGGATAGAATATCAAACCTCAAAAACTTTAGAATTTATTAATGTTGCAAATGAATAGAGATGGCTTCCTTTAAACTCCATTGGGGTGCATTTTTAGCAGCTTTAGCTATTGGTATGTTCTTTGTTTATATTAATACACCAAAACCTAAGATTGTTATTAAATATCCAAATCCAGATAATGTAAAAAGTATTGTTTATAAAGATGAAGCAGATAATTGCTATATGTATCAAGCCGATAAAGTTGAATGCACAAAAGATAAGGTTCAACAACCTGTATCTTTATAATTTATATGTTTAACATATAGAGTATAGAAGAATGCCTGGAATATTACCTGGTTTAAATAATTTAACAGATAAACTATTTTATAGTGAAAATGGACAAATCGTTGTATCTATTATATTTGGTTTAGCATTTGCCTTTATCTTTCAAAGAGTATGTAAAGACAAAAAATGCATTATTATTCGTGCACCAGATGTTCAAAAAATGACGTCTAAAGTATATGAATTTGAAGGCGAATGTTATAAATATAGCACAGTATCTATGTCTTGTCCAAAGGATTCTTCAAAGGTAATAACACAATCTTAGCGTTTAAAATACATAAATTAAACTATTTTTTTAGTGTATGGCATCTATGAGCACACCTATTTCTAAAATTCCAGTGAATCAAAATGTTCCGATTCAAGTGGAATCTCACGAAGACGACCCTGAAGTTCAAGCTGTTCTTCAAGAAGTCCAACAACCTACTTTACCTGTCAAAGTGCAGGCATATGCACCCCCACCTCAAATGATGAATCCACAACAGATGTATCAATTATCACATCAAACTATGCCTCTTCAGACTGGTGCAACACCCTTTATTCAGACAGATATTGCAAAAAGAGCAATAGCAGCAGCAATGATAGCAACAATCATATTCTATCCACAAACATTGCAAATGGTATATGATAAAGTGCCTGCTCTTGGTAAATTTTCATCTTACGATTCCGTAATCAGAACGGCTTTATTAGCAGTAGTTTTATATATTTTAATGTGGAAGTTAAATATATAAATTTCTCTAACAACATTAGAAATGACATACGAACCATTTGTAGATGAACCTTCTGCAAAAACAGTCGTCAGTAAAACATTTATTGGTGTAGCGGTTGTTTTATTAGCTATGGTGTTAACATTCTTACTAATTTGGAGTTATCAAAAAAGCACTAAACTATTTATTATGTTCTTTTCAATAATTGTGTTAGTATTTTGTGTAATGATGGTTGTATTTGTTACAACGACACGTTCTAAACTAACTGAACAAAAATTCACTATTTATCTTAGTGCAGCAGTATTTATGACATTCTTATCTATTATTATGGTCATTGTATTTACTATTTTTGCAGTAAATGCGTTAAAAAAAGCAAGTGAATTAACTCAAGGTCAAGCTACTCCATCGTATACACCTCCCGTAGTGCCGAGACCCTTAGAAACATATAATCAACAACCAATTACTCAAGGTTATCCGTCACTTTAGAGTATCCAGGTAGGATTTCTAAGCCTTGAGCACCATAAACATCTTCTCCATAAACACCTTGGATACCCTTCCATTCTTTTTCAAATTGTTCTTCATCAATGACAACATTACTTTGTGCGTCTCTTAAATGTTCGGGTGTAATATATTCTAATAAAGTTTCTGTATTATTATTTTTATCACTCCAAGGGAACTTAATATTATACATCTTAACAATAATGGTAATAACGGCTAAAGAAAGTATAAATCCAGTAATTGGGTCTACAAATAATAGGAAAATCAGAATGACAACCGCAAGGACATATAGCCATTCTTTATTTAGTAATATCGCTTCAAAACGGTAATCTACAACAGCTGCAAGAATTAGAGCTAAGAGGGATAAAACTCTTAAAAATTGAATCATAATATCTATCTAATATAACTATATAAAAATATGATAAAACCCCAAGGGAAAACATATTTATCGCATCGGGGATATGGGATTGAAAAACAGAACAATGAAGAACTCATTGAAAAACTAAAAAAAGAACTGACAGTTTCACCTAAAATCAATCCGATGATGATAAATACCGAAGAATCATCATTTCCTGTATATCGTGAAAATGATAAAAAAATTTATTTACCTCGTTGTTATGGTTTATCTAAGTTTGGTATACCAACTATAAACCAATTGAAAGATGGTGAAGATTGTCCCAATCTAATTTTTGCAGGAACTCTGCGAGAAGCTCAACAACCACCCGTTGAAACTTTTATTGAAGCAGTAAATGACCCTAAACGCATGGGGGGACTCTTATCACTCCCATGCGGATTTGGAAAAACTATTTGTGCATTATATCTTACTACTTATTTTAAAAAGAAAACACTTATTATTTGTCATACTAATTTTTTGATAGACCAATGGATTGAACGTATTGAACAATATATACCGACTGCTAAAGTAGGTAAAATTAAACAAAACAAATGTGAGATAGATGGAAGAGATATCGTTATTGCAAGTTTACAAAGTATTTCTATGCGTGATTATGATAATTCTCTATTTGAACAATTTGGATTTGTGATTAGTGATGAATGTCATCATATTTCTGCTGAAGTATTCAGTCGTTGTCTTCCGAAAATTACAAATAAACGAATGTTAGGACTATCCGCAACATTAAAACGTAAAGATGGACTCAGTAAAGTGTTTGAATGGTTTATTGGAAAATCTGTATATGTGGAGTAGCCCAAACAAATTAAATGTTGCAAAGATGATTAATAATATATGTGCTTTTCCACCAAGAAATTACCTATTAGTTCAGACCTTAAAAGATATACTACAGAAACAACCAAATCGTAAAGTATTGATTCTAAGTGAACGCCGTAATCATCTTCAAGAAATTGAAAACTTACTTAAAATTGAAAATTATCACTCCATTGGTTATTATGTAGGTGGTATGAATAAACAACAATTGGATGAAGGTAGTCAAGCGGATATTATTTTAGCAACCTTTCAATTAGCAAGTGAAGCTATGGATATTCCTAAACTAAATACACTCGTCTTAGGTTCTCCAGTGTCATCAATTGAACAACCCATTGGTAGAATTCAACGAAAGAAAAAAGAAGAGCGTGAATATATTCCGTTGGTAATTGATATTTTAGATGAATTCTCATTATTTGAACGCCAAGGTGCAAAACGTATAGCTTTTTATACAAAGAATGGTTATGAAATAGAAGACCCTGTTAAAGCGATTAAAGATAATTTAAAAGAGGGAAAAAAATATACATTAGTTGAAGATGAAGACGATATTAATATTGTTTCTTAATTTTAATAGGTTTTGAGTTCTTTTTTATAATAGATTGAGGGTTATAGGTTTCATCATCTTCTTCTTCATTTTGACCCATACCCATGAGTTTACGTTCTTGCTCCAAGGCTTGCATATCCCATAGCTCAGGAGAACATACTTGGAAGTTTTTACGTTCACTTGCTTTATACCAATAGATTTGGTCTTCTATACGATTACTTTGCACCTTATTGTCTATTACCAAACATTCATAATTTTCTGTGCATTGAGTCATCACTGTATTAAATGCATCAAAGCTATGGAACATACCCGCATATTGTTTATATATACGTTCTCTATTTGTAATTTGATTTTCACGTAAAATAAATACATAATCTACATTGGCGCGTAAATGTGGTGGAATACCTAAAGGATATTGCATTGTTAGTAAAAAGAGTGATTTAACATGACGTCCATTCATAAATAAAAAACGTATATTTGGGTCTGCAGGCCAAGTTTTATCATAGAGACAATCATCCAAAATAATAAAAGCTCTGGGATCTAAATCACTTCTACCGTATTTTTTCTTTTCCATACTATATTGGTCTGTAATTTTTCTTTGTCTATTAACAAATCTTTGTATTACATTTGGGTCATAATTATCGTAAATCAGCATACCAGGAATAAAGTCTTCAAAGAAATGATTAGAAGATTCCGTCGGAGAAATAACTACACCCACTGGTAAATTTTTAAAATTATGCATTATATCTTTTACTAAAAAACTCTTACCAGTATTACGTTTACCTATAAATAAAATGACACTATCATCTTTAATATTACGTATATCAAATTTCTTTAGTTCTAATTTCATGATACTCTATAAGTCTTATTATATACGATATAATAAAAAAAAATATTTAGACACATAATGTGTATCCTATTAAAAATAAAATATACCCTATTTTAAAATGAACCGAACGATACTTCGTTGCACAAATGGATTAACAGGAATAACACTAAAAGATATGGCACGATCTCGTAAAATGCATATTGTATATACAAATAAAGAATTAGTAATGAAATTATACAATAAACAACATGAAGATAATGAAGATATATGGTATGATTTAGCAAGCACTATTAATAATTTAAAAGCTGATAAAATAATTACTTATGAATTGCAACGTTATTGGAAACATCATCATCATGCAAAAGATTTTACTTACGAAATTCCATTAGATATTTATTATTCATCTCAAGAACTATATATGCAAGATAGTTGGATAGACCATGCTTAGAAATCTGGTAGACCAATATCTATTTCTTGGTCAATCTTAGATAAATAGGTATTTTTAACACTTATATCTTGATTTCCTCCAGAAAACACACTATCTTTTGATTCTTTCCAGAAGAAATGCATTAAAATAGTTATTATAATTGTAATGAAAAATAGCATTGTTAATTTAGAACCTGTTGACGCAAGTGGTTTACCATTTCGTTGATTTTTTTGGTCATCAATATATTGTAATATCATAAATAAGATTAGAGAACTGATAATAATAACAATATACATTTATTTTAAAAAAGAAAATACAACTGTTTAAAAGAACGCATTTTTAGGTTTTTTAATTTTCTTTTTTTGTTTAGATGTCTCTTCAATATGAATTTGTTTGATAGGTTGTTCGTAAATTGTTTCATGGTCATCTTCCTCAATAACTTTTGTTTCAATAGGTATATTTTCTTCCACAATTGGTTCAGGTTGTGAAAACACAACAGGTTCTTTTTCTTCCACAATTGGTTCAGGTTGTATTTCCATGACAGGTTCTTTTTCTTCCACATTTGGTTCAGGTTGTATTTCCATGACAGGTTCTTTTTCTTCCTCAACAATTTCAGGTAGTGTTTCTATGACAGGTTCTTTTTCTTCTACAATCGGTTCTATATATTCTTCACTATCACTTTCTTCAGTTTCGCTATCTTCAATGCTACTTTTCTCTGTTTCATTTACATCATCTTCACTGTCTCCTGTTTCACTATCTTCATCATCATCTTCAGTTTCACTATCTTTGTCTGTTTCAGTCTTTTCTTCTCCACTTACACCATCCTCATTTTCTTCTGTTTCACTTTCTTCAGATTCACTTTCACTTGTATCACTATCGTGATTCGTCTCAAGAACTTCTCCAGAAGACATATATTGGACCATTAAATCCATTGGTAAAGTTTCGCGAATGACACTACGTATTTTTTTACGAACAATTAATTCAAATTGATATAGATGATTTTGATGTTCAACAGATTTAACTTGATGATAGAATAGATAAGGACGTTTCCATATTTCGCGCGCAATATGAATCATTACACGATGAACATAGGATTCAGGTGATGGAACTTTAATTTGAATTTTATTTCTATTTTCTTTGGGTAATCCTAATAAGACAAGCTTAACTGAAAGGATATATACAGTTTTTAATAATTCATGAAAATAACTACATTTTTTCTTTTCAAGAAAATCTTTATATAAATGCTCTACTTTTATTTGATTCCATTCAGGTATTTTTGCAACTTCTTTTTGGAATGATTTTAAAATACCTTTTTTAATAGCTTCTTTTGAAGTTAATAAATTTTGGTAAATAGTTTTATATTGAGCATATAGAAATTCATACAGCAAATCAAACATATGGTCCATATATTCTTCTTTTTGTTCACGAATCAATTTAACAGAGTTAGACATTTCTTGTATGTTAGTAAGTTTATAAAAACTTTCTTTTAAACGTATTCGTTTGAATATAAAGAAAATTTAAGTTATAAAAATAGTATCCAGTTAAATATGTTATTATCAACAAGAATAATGAACCGTATTCCCAGATTATTAACACGTATGTCATGTAGTGTTCCACTATCAAAAGATGTGTTACTTACCACACATATTGAAAAAATGAATAAAATTGATAAACTAAATGAATATAATAATAATTTAAAAGATTTATCTAAATGGGAACCATTCAGACATTATAAAGATAGTTTACAACATTTAAATGAACATGCTATTGATGAAATACATTATATGTATGTTATGTGTAGCACTCCAGGAATGAGTCCAACTCGTAGACAACTAACACGAAATCGTTTATATGATTTATATAAACAATCTAAAACCGATATTGAAAAGGAAATAATATATAACTTAATGAATTATTATCAATTATTGTAAAATTATATTTTGTATTAATAAGATGATAAATATAAAGAGTATATGTAGTATATATTTATTATTAATACTATTTTTGATATATGTATTTTATAATTTAGCACAAAAACCGATTGTAGAACAATTTAAAAAAAAGAAAGTAAAAAAAAATAAGAAACAATCTACTACACCAACCGTTGCTACTCCCGTCGTTGCGACTCCTGCCGTTGCAAGTCCTACTGTAGCGACCCCCACCGTTGCGACCCCTACTGTAGCAACTCCCATCGTTGCGACCCCTACTGTAGTAACCCCCACCGTTGCGACTCCTACTGTAGCAACCCCCACCGTTGCGACTCCTACTGTAGCGACATCCACATTTGCGACTCCTACTGTAGCGACATCCACCGTTGCGACTCCTACTGTA